GAGTTCTTTGCATTTTTTGTGCCTGGATATAAGTACATGCCGGCATACAAACGTAAGGTTTGGGACGGCCGCGTAAAACTTTACAACACCGTGACCAAGACTTTGAACGTGGGTCTTTATCATCACTTGCGTAAATTCTGTGGTGATAGATTCTATCCCCTACAGATATTAGAACATGAAGAGTATGGTGTACCTAGTGCAACTACGAAGGTTAATCATCCTGAGTTGGTAAAGTATCTAGGAAACCTCGGTAGTCCGTTCGATACAAGAGATTATCAGTATGAAGCGATATCTCATGGTATTGAAAACAAGCGGTGTTTGTTACTATCTCCAACCGGCAGCGGCAAGAGTTTTATTATATACAATTTATTACGGTTTGTCAAGGATAAAGAAGGTGTAGGTAAAACTTTAGTTATTGTTCCTACAACAAGTCTAGTTGAACAGATGTATAAAGACTTCGCTGACTATGGTTATGACGTAGAGAACGAATGTCACAAGATCTACTCCGGTAAGGAGAAGGTTACTGATAAAGATGTCATCATCTCTACTTGGCAGTCAATCTATAAGTTTGGCCCGGAGTGGTTCGAACAATTCGATGCAGTGTTTGGTGACGAAGTTCACTTATTCAAGGCAAAGTCTCTGTCTACCATGATGGACAAATGTGTTAATGCGAAGTATAGGTTTGGTACTACGGGTACACTGGATGGTACCGAGACGAACAAACTTGTACTTGAGGGTTTGTTTGGCCCTGTATATAAGGTAACTACTACTGCAAAGTTGCAGGAAGAGAAGACACTTGCAGACCTAGAGATCTCTATTCTTCTTCTGAGGTATCACAATGATATCTGTCAACGGATGAAGGACAAAACCTATCAGGAAGAGATTGACTACATAGTTACAAATGAACGCAGGAATAAGTTCATTACTAAACTTACAAAGGACTTGGAAGGTAATAGTCTGGTCATGTTTCAGTTCGTTGAGAAACACGGTAAAGTTCTGTATGAGATGATAAAGGATTCGGTATCAGATACCGACCGAAAAGTATTCTATGTATCGGGAGAAGTTGATGCAACTGACCGAGAGAAAATTAGGGGAATAGTGGAGAAAGAAAATGATGCAATTATTGTCGCTAGTCTGGGGACTTTTAGTACTGGTATCAACATTAGGAATCTTCACAATATTGTGTTTGGGACTCCATCAAAGTCTCAAGTCAAAGTACTTCAGTCAATCGGACGAGGACTCAGACAATCCGACAACGAAGCAGTGACAAAGTTATTCGATATTGCTGACGACTTCTCTGTAAAAGGACACCGTAACTTTACTTTAAACCATTCGGGTGAACGTGTTAAGATGTACACGAAAGAGGGTTTTAAGTATAAGATATATAAGATAGACCTAAAAGGAAACGATGATGATATATGATTTAAAACAAGTGAAACAACTCAAGTTATCCACTGGTGAAGAGATCATGTGTGAGATCCTTGAGGAAGATGATTATGATCTTATTATTAGAAATCCTCTTACCATCCAGTTTGCGCAAGCCGAAGATGGCCAGAGAATGTGGTCGTTCCGTTTGTTCATGTGTTATCAGGATGATCCGGATAGATTCATTCTTTTGAAGTTGGATAAGATTGTCAGTATCGCTAATCCAGTTGACGAAATTTTGAAACAGTATGTTCAAGCAGTTGATTCTATAATGGATTATGAAGGTACTGAACCAGAGTATGACGATGAGTTTGTTTCGATGGATAGTGACTCACCTAATAACATTTTAAAGTTCCCTACAACCATTCACTAAACGTTACATTGACTGGGGGGCAGACAACATGCTTATTTTATCACATAAAAAAGATTATGTCAAGTTATATTTTAATTATATTAGGATTATTTTATGAAAGTTGGTTTAACCGCCTCTACATTTGATTTGTTACATGCAGGTCATATATCAATGTTACGTGAATCGAAGACACAGTGTGACTACCTTATATGCGCACTTCAGATAGACCCTTCTACTGATCGTTCAGAAAAAAACTCTCCTGTCCAGACGTTGGTCGAAAGATACACCCAACTATCTGCGGTTAAGTATGTGGATGAGATAATCCCGTACCAGACCGAAAAGGACTTGGAGGACATTCTAAAGATGGTTGATATCGATGTGAGAATCATTGGTAGTGAATATAAAGACACGACCTTCACCGGACGTGCAACTTGTGCAGCCCGTGGTATAGAGATATACTTTAATAAGAGAGACCACAGATTTTCGACCAGTGACCTCCGCAAACGAGTATCCATGAAAGACCCCCTGATGGGTATGAAAGTTACCCAAGAAGAAGCGGTAAGAAAGAAAGCAGAAGATTGGTTACAACTACAGAACAGTTAACCCTTGACATTCATACCCTAAGATAGTATAATAGGGTAAATATAAAGTGAGAGTACCAAATGAAACCTAAAGATAGACCGCACTACGTAAACAACAAAGAGTTCTCCTTAGCGGTAGTAGATTACTGTGAAAGTGTGCAGAACGCCACCTTAAACGGTAATGAACGTCCGATGATTAACGATTATATCGCATTGTGTTTTCTGAAGATTGCAGAAGGACTTTCACACAAGTCCAACTTTGTTCGTTACACTTACCGTGAAGAGATGGTCATGGATGCAGTAGAAAACTGTCTCAAGGCTATCGAGAACTATGACATCACTAAAGTTACTCGCACCAACGCACCCAATGCTTTCGCATACTTTACACAGATCTCTTGGTACGCATTCCTCCGAAGAATCCAGAAAGAGAAGAAACAACAAGACATCAAGATGAAGTATATCGCAGAAGCGGACGTGAGTATGTTTGTTGATGAATCTGGTGACGGCGAATCCTATGGACAACATGTCGTGGAAGGATTACGGCATCGAATTGATACTGTTAAAGATGCGGATAAACAGTTCAAAGAGTATGTTAAAGAAGAAAAGAAACAGCGGAAGAGACGTGCAGTTAATGTCGATTCTGATCTTAGTGATTTTCTTACTTGACAGACTGATTTTTATCATGTATAATAGTAACATCTATTAATAAAATGAGTATTATATGAAGCTGGCAATCCTAAACGACACTCATGCAGGGTGTCGTAATTCTTCTGATATCTTTATGGGTTACCAAGAACGTTTCTATTCCGAAGTGTTCTTCCCGTATCTGTTAGAGAATAATATTACACAGATTCTCCATCTCGGAGATTACTACGACAATCGTAAGACTATTAACTTCAAAGCACTTGCGCATAATCGTAAGATCTTCCTAGAGAAGTTACGAGAGTATGGTATCACTATGGATATCATTCCGGGCAATCATGACGTGTACTACAAGAACACCAATGAACTAAACGCACTGAAGGAACTCCAAGGTCACTACATGAATGAGGTTAACCTTATCATGGAACCGACTACTATGGAGTATGGTGGACTGAAGGTTGCAATGGTTCCTTGGATCAATCCCGAGAACGAGAAAGAAACACTTGAGTTTCTGAAGAACACTAAAGCAGAAGTTGTGGGTGCACACCTTGAACTTGCAGGATTCGAGATGGCTCGTGGTCAAGTCTGTAAGGATGGTATGGATAAGTCTGCGTTTGATCGGTTCGAAACTGTACTGACCGGACACTTCCATGCCAAATCATCACAGGGTAATATCCACTACCTTGGTGCACAGATGGAATTCTTCTGGAATGATTGCGGTGACCCTAAACACTTCCATGTCCTTGATACCAAAACAAGAGAAGTGGAAGCGATCCGTAACCCAATCACCATCTACGAAAAGATTTACTATGACCACGAAGAGATGGGTGAGTGGAAGTTCAAGGATATGTCTTACTTAGATAATAAGTTTGTCAAGATCATAGTGAACAATAAGGGTGATGCTCTACAGTTCGAACGTTTTGTGGATCGTGTACAACAACAGAAGATTCATGAACTGAAGATTGCAGAAGACTTCAAAGATTTCCTTGGTGAGAATGTCGGTGATGAAAACATATCTGTTGACGATACTCATACCTTAGTCAACGATTATATTGACAATGTTAATACTGATCTGAATAAGGACAGGATCAAAACAGAGATTTCATACCTTATGAAAGAAGCCCAAAGTATGGAAGTAATTTAATTTGAAGAGTGAATATGGTGTTCGAGAGATAACCATGAGTCAAGGATCAGATTGTATTAAGAGGTACCACTATCTTGGTACCCCATACATGGATGCACCGACCAATAAGTTTTATGGTTTGATCCACGGTGAGGATGTCGTGGGGGTGGTTCAGTTCAGTGACGGTCATTGTCATCCGTCTTTCGTTCCAATCTACTTTGGAGTGGACTCCCCCACGACCGGACTCTGGGACATGGCCAGACTGGTCGTATCCGCCAAACACCAAAACGAATATAACATTACCTCGTGGTTTCTATCGCGAGCATTGAAGATGTTGAAACCTAGGTATGTGTTGACAATGGCAGACCGTAGGATGCACAATGGTACTATCTATGCGGCAACTGGGTTCGACTACTATGGACTTCAGAAGGGCGGGGACAGAGCCATTCGGGGTTATGAGGACGTGGAGTTTCATGTATTCACTAAGTCATATGACCCTTCTATTAAATGCGTGTGGGATAAAATAAAGTTTGACAAGACTGACTATTAATGGTATAATACCTGTATGATAAAATTTAGTAAACTACGATATAAAAACTTCCTGTCATCTGGTAATGCCTTTACAGAGATAGACTTTGCAGCATCCTCTACGACATTGGTCGTGGGTCACAATGGTGCGGGTAAGTCTACTATGTTGGACGCATTATCCTTTGGTTTGTTTGGCAAACCCCACCGCAAGATCTCTAAAGGACAACTGGTCAATACCATTAATGGTAAAGGAACAGTTGTTGAAGTTGAGTTCTCTATGGGTTCACAGGAATATAAGATTGTTCGTGGGATAAAACCTAACATATTCGAAATCTGGGTTGGTGGTAATATGATCAACCAAGACTCTCATGCAAAAGAATATCAGTCTATGCTTGAGAAGAATATACTAAAACTTACCCACAAATCTTTTCACCAGATTGTTGTTCTCGGATCAAGTTCCTTTGTTCCGTTTATGCAGTTGACTGGTGGTGCGAGACGTGAGGTAATCGAGGATCTTCTCGACATCAATATCTTCTCTAAGATGAATAGTATTCTGAAAGAAAAGATGTCTGTGTTGAGAGATCAGATAACCACGAATGGTTACAACATAGAGATGTGTAAGACCAAGATAAACTCACAGAAGAAGTATCTACGTGATTTGTCTGCAATCAATACTGCACATCGTAAAGAGAAAGAGTCGGAGATTGAGGCTAACCAGACTGAGATTGAGTTTCTTCAGGGATATAATACTGAACACATGGAGATTGTGACGACACAACTAGAAGAGGTGTCGAAGAAAATCGAAGGTATAAACTCTAATCGTAACAAACTGATCGAGTACCAATCGACCTTCAAGTCACAGATTAAGACTGTGGTTAAGGAATCGAAGTTCTTTGACGAGAACGAACACTGTCCTACCTGTGACCAAGGTATTGCCGAAGACCTACGTGAGTCTAAGAAGGTATCTGCGAAGTCACGTGCAAAGGAACTGAACTCTGCAATG